CGTCGCAGGGTGGTTCACAGTCCAGTACGACAAACCGCACAGCGACCCGCTGCCACGGTAGCCACCGAACAGGGCAACTGCAACGATCGTATTGTTGAACCATAACCCATCACATTCGTATGTGGTCTCACTTCCGGATGCAACGGTCGGGATTCTTCCGATGTCGGATGCCATTTCCATTCTTGAACAGTAGCCTCCGGATGTTCCGGACGGTGTCAGTCCTGTGTTTGTGTACCCCGCACCTGTTGAGTTGTACGGAGGAACTGCTTTCACATGATAAACTCCGTTGATAAGCAGCAGACCTCTCAAACGTTTCCAGTAGTTCGCAAAGAAATTCTCGCAGTAAAATACTTTGACTGCCTGTGTGGTCGATGTATAACCGAAAAACTGTCCTTTTCCGTTGAGTGTTCCGGTCTGCAAGAAATTGTCGGACTGACTGTTTCCATTTCCAAACTTGCCCTGTGAGTTGGTGCTGCATGTAATCATCGTACACATTTCATACATGAGGTTGATTTCAGAAAATGACTGTTTATCCCATCTGTCACCGTTCTGCTTTGCTGCGGTCGTCTCCTGCTCGTCTGTCATGGACGCTGTCGGTGTGAGACCGGAGAGCGAACGCATCCTGTTGTTGACAACCGAACCCTCGTACATTGGGAAATATGTCACGGGCAGGACATTTCCGTCTGCGTCGGTGTGTGCGTATGCTTTGTATGTGTCATCGTACTGCTCCTCACAGAACACAACAAAATGATAATTGTTCTGTGTCCATCTCTTGACCCAAATCAGAGGAATCTCGGACATTGCATTTCCACCGTATGATGTTTTTGTGATGTCCGATGCTCCTCCGTTCAGCTTGAGAGCATGGTTTTCATGATTCAGTTCATAGTCAACCGTTCCGTCAGTTCTTACCATGACCGGACGGTTTTTCTTTACGAACCAAATATCTCCCCAGTCTCCATAATCGAACCCGCCTCCTGCGAAATTCATTCCTGCGGGTGTCATTCCAACTGCATCATAAAGATATTTGACACGGGTTGCCGGATTGCTGTCGAGGAGGTTGATTCTCATTCCGTATCTTTTCGGTTTTGCTTTTGCGTCCTCGATAATTTTCTTTGTGTTGGAAAGAATCTCCTGCGACGTGGATTCTTTCGCCATGAATATTCTGTCACCTGCTGCCATTATTCACTTGCCTCCTTTGTGATTTCCTCAAAATACAGCGTACCGTTTGAGATACCCATTCGATACTTGATTTGTGTCGCATCGTCCTCCAGTTCGACAGTCGTTGCCAGTGCTTTCATTTCTGCAAGCAACTCCGTTCCCTTTTTGACCATGTCGTCATAGTACGTTTTTGCATCTTTGTCCATTCCGGTCTTGATTTCTCTGACCTCCTCGATGTCAAATGCGACAGGGAGGCTCATGAACTCGGTCGAACCGTTACCGATTCGGATGATTCTGTGACCGCTTGTCGTGGTTTCGAGACCCAGTTCTCCATCATCGAGAACCCTCTTGCTCTCCGTCCACTCTGCGGTCGTTCCCTTTTTCAGAGTGATTGTTGCTGTTGCCATTCTTTTTCACCTCTTTCTCAAATTGTGTGTGACGTTCCTGCGATGTACTTGTCATAATCGGTCGTGAATGGTGTTCCTCCCTTGACAAGCAGGAGGTCGGTTGATTTTGGTGTTCCTCCATCCACATTGATGTTGATGTCCGTCTCAAGTTCTCTGATGCGTTCATAATAGTCTTTGACTGCTGCCAGTATCGCATCAAGACCGGACTGACTGATGATGATTTTGTTTGCCTCCTCGGTCGCTGTCAGACATTTCTTTGTCTGCTCGATTGCTGCCTCCATCGCCTCGACGCATTTTGCGATCGCCTTTGCGGTGTCATCCTCTCTCCGGCTCTCTTTGATTTCTCTTGCCTTTTCAGCAGCCTCTCTCAACCGCTCCTGTGCCTGTCTGACCGCCTCTGCTGCATCAATGGTGTTCTGTGTGTCCTGTGCGATTTGCAGAGCCTCTCTCGCTGCTGCAATGGTGTTCTCCAGTCTTGTATATTCTCCGGAGTGAATGATTTCCGATTCATCCCGCTGTGACGGAAAAATCTCCATCTCAAACGTCGCACTCGTCAGCAATGCACCATTTTGATACAACTGCACCTCACACAATGCTGTTCCGTGAACCTGCAACATGCCTCTTGTGAGAGGAATGAGAGCCTCATTTCCGGACTTTTCTCCATCGTTGTGAACGTGTGTCTTGTCTGGTTTGGTCATGTTGATAATGACCTCCACATTGTCCGGTATCTCATACACGACACCGTCCTCCATGAGCGTCACTCCGATGTACCGTGTTCCCATATCCATCTGTTTCGCTGCAACTGCAAAATGCTGTGTGTCTCCATACAAATCCACTTTGATGTGTCTAATGATTTCCAATTTTCTCACCTCCTCATGACAATTCTTGCTCGGTTCTCTGAACCTCCTCGAATGACAGTCTTGTGTTTGCCAGTTCGACCTTGTTCTTTTCTTTCGTCAACGGGTATTCATAGAATTTCACAATCCTGTGGCTCTCACGGATTCCCGTTGACTTGGAGATCAGCAGCACCGTGTCTCCCAGTGCTATACTGAACACCTCTTTGTACTGTTCTTTTTTCTCCTCGTCCTGCACTGCCTCAACAAGATTGATGATTTCTGCTGTGTACGACCTGTATGGTTTGGAAAGTTCGTCCAGTTTCGCCTCCGCATCCTCTTTCAGTGATTCCACATCCGTGTATCTTTCATCTTTCCACGTCATCGTTTTCACTTTCTTTGAATACTGGTGATTCTCAACATAATTTTTCCCGTCGATATTCAGCATCAATCCATCTTTCCCTATCGGAATGAGCCTTGTTGCAAAGTCGTATGAGTTTGACTGCACCTGCAACCGCTTGAGGTTCAGACGTTCAATGAAATATGCTCCTCTGTCCTCTCCGTATTTCTCATATACCAAAATTCCCTTGTTCAGAGAATCGAACACCATCTCGCATCTATACGTTGTAATTGCCTGTTGAGCGACATCCCATGCAGAACAGTTCTGCTCTATCCGGATTGTTCTCTTTTTGGAAACATCGCACCGGATGACTTTCCATCCAGTTCCGTCGATTGCCTCTGTTAGACATTCATCGACCGTCTTTTCCACAGTCTCGAATCCCTGCGGATATTGTTTGCCCTCCAGTTCCTCGACGTTCAATGTTCCGGTGCATTTGTACCATTCCCCGCTCGGCTCGACCTGCTTAATAACAAATTCGTCCGTGTCGGTTCTGATATATCCCTCCTCTTTGATGTCCGCTGCATACCTGTTTGTCTTTCGGAACTCGAATGTAATTTCCTTATCTCCAGTCTTGAGAGTGCTTGTGATGCACGTTTCTTTTATTCCGGATAAAATACACACCTTTTCGTGTGAATCATTGTACAAATCCATCTGACCGCCTCCTATAACCACATAGGCTTATACTGCAATGTGACAAGTGCGTTATTGTCAGAGAAAATGAGATGATGTTCCTTTTCCTGCCCTGTTGTGAGATACGGAAATTCCATCAATGACACATCCTTGAACTTGTTCTCTCCGTCCATCGTTGCGAATCCTGTTTCTCCGTCAATGATGACGGTTGCTCCTCTCGGAATCGTGTCGATAATAATTTCACCGCAGGAAAGACCGTTGATTCTTAACTGCTCAATGTACTCCGTTGCTGTGATTGTCAGTCTGCACGGTGTCGCCCTGTTTCCCTGTGCCTCAAATATTGCCTCATACGCTCCCTGCCAGTTCAAACTCACTTCGTCGCTGAACCAGTACCCCGTGAATTTGAACTCTGCTGTGTACCGTGTTTTCGTTATTGTCTTGCTCAACGAGTTCCCCGTCATATATGCCTTAAAATGGCGACTGTACCCGTCCAGTGTAAGGACAACACCTTTCTGCAACTCTGCATTGAAATCACTGACATGTTTTTGAACCTCGTCTCTGTCTTTTCCTCTGAACAGGACTGTCACTGTCAGTCCGGACAATGGTGTGTATGTTTCGGATTCCGACGGTATCAATGCCCCGTCGAACATCTCCACCGTCACCCCCGTCTGTGGAGGCTCGAAATCAACTGTCAACTGCTTTGCATCGAATGACCGAATGTCTATGCTGTCAATTTTCATGTCCTCACCTCCGTTTTTTTGTTGCTATTGCAAGATTATCACTGACCTTTTCGGTCGTTCTGCTTGCCACTTCGTCTCCGTCAATATAGTTGTGAACCTCGATAAAAGCGTTCACATTCTGATTGATCGCTTTCAGCTTTCGGTCAAGCATTGAGTTCAATTCTGTGTAGAACTCTGCAAGTGGCAAGATTGCCTCTGCTCCTGCCTCTCCTCCGACCATGAGCCTCGTTCCATTCATTCCGAACACTGTCGGACTTGTCATGATTCCTCCTGTTTTGTACCATTCAACACCGAATGACGGTACAGATGGAGGGTTCAGACTGAACGAACCGGATATACTAAAATGTGGCATTTTCAAATGTGGCAATGACCACTCAAAATTGAAAAATCCCTTGATTCTGTCGATAGCATTTGAGACCGCTGTCTTTGCGGATTCCATCTTTTCGCTGAATTTTGCTCGTATGCTCTCCATGACTGAACCGACCGTTGAAAGAGCACCGTTCAATTTTGTCGAGAAAGATGACTTGATGCTGTCGAGTTTTCCACCTGTCAACGTGTTCGCTGTGGACATGAGTGAGTTCATCGTGTCCTTGATGCCTGTGAATGTAGCCGACACAATTCCTTTCATGCCCCCGCCTTTTTCGTTATAGGCAGATTTCATATTTTCCAGTTTTGTGGAAACATTGGTCTTTGCGGTCTCCATGAGATTCGTCGCTGTGTCCTTGATGTTTGTAAACCTCGTTGACCATCCCTGTTTTACGCTCTCGACCTTGTTTGTAAAATCGTTCTTGAGTGACAGGAGTTTGTTGCTCGCATCTGTGTTCCACTGCTGCATCGTCGTTGAAATCGTCGATTTCATGTGAGACCATCCGGTTGACACATAGGACTGTATTCCGGAAATCTTCGTCGTGAAATCGGTTCTGATTTCCGTCAGTTTATTTGATGCGTTTGTTTTCCACTCGGTCATCTTGGATGTGACCGTCGTTTTCATATTCTCCCAACCCTCGGAGACTTTCGTCTTGATTTCCGATGTCTTTTCGGAGAATTTTGTCTTGATTTCTGTCAGTTTTCCTCCCGACAGATTATCAACGAACGTGAATCCGGCTGTGTAATAGCCTTTGATTCCCTCCCATCCTGCTGCAACTACCCCTTTAATACCGCCCCCGTTTTCCTCATAGGCGGTTTTCATGTTCCCCAGTTTCTCCTTTGCGGTGTCAACTGCTGCCCCCATGAACTTTGTGACAGTATTTTTCACCGCTGAAAACGTCTTTGTCGCTGCTTGTCCGACTGCACTATTCGCAACCGAATCTTTTATCTCGTTCACCTTATTCGTGACCGCCTCTTTTGCTTTCGAGAACGCTCCCGTTATGGTTTCCTTGATTGCGTTGAATTTCTCCTTGACGTTACTCCACAACTCGGATAATTTTTCTTTGACCTTATCCCAGTTTTTATATAAAGCGATTCCTGCTGCGATCAGTCCTGCAATCAGTGTCACAATTAAAATAATCGGACACAGATTCATGACTGCATTGAGGGCGGTCTGTGCCACCGTCATTCCTCCAGTCACTCCGGTCGCTGTTGCTGTCGCTGCGGTATGTGCTGCCTCCGCTGCTGCCCCTGCTGTGTCTGCTGCTGTTCCTGCTGCGGTTGCTGCTGTCTTGGCTGTTATCTTTGCGATGATTCCTCCGACAAACGATGCAAACTGTTGACCTGTTTTCACTGTCGTTGATATTCCCTGTGCTACTTTTCCGAATCCGATTGCTAAAGGACCCACCGCAGCCACCACAAGACCGACCTTGATGATTGTCTGCTGTTGCCCCTCGTCAAGAGATGTGAACCACTTTGTCAGTTCTTGAATCTTTGTCGTCACCTTTTCGATGACTGGTGCTGCTGCGGTCTGTGCTGTTGTCGCCAGTGTTGACAATGCCAGTTTTGCATTGTTCATCGCTATTGTTGCATTATCAATCGGGTCGAGTGTTCCGTTGTATGTGTCCTCGACCGTCGTTCCATATTCCGACATTGAGGATGACAGGCTTGTGAGGTCAATTCTGTTCTCTCGGATTGCTGTCGCCATTTCCGCAGCACCCTTTTTCCCGAACAGTTCTGTCGCAATCTGTAAAGCCTCTGTGTCCGTCTTTGCGTTCTTAATGCTGCCGATTGTCTCCTCCAGTGCGACATCCATTGACTTTCCCTCGGCTGTTGCGTTCTGCAATGCCTTTTTCAGTCCTGCCAGTGCTGTCGTAGAATCAACACCGTTCGCATCGAATTGAGCCATCAAATTGATTGCTTGTGGTAATGACAACCCCATCTCTTTGAACGCTGAATTGTTATCCAGTACATAACTTTCGAGTTTGTCAACGGAAATTCCTGTCTCCTGTGCTTTTGATGTCAGCAATCCCAACAGATTCCCCGTCTGTGATGTGTCTATGTTCCACGCTTTCATGATTTTGTCCACTTGGTCAACAGACTGTGTCACATTCGTTCCGTTTATGCTCGAAAACTGAATGAATTGCGTTGACAGGCTCTCCAGTTCCTCTCCTGTCGAATGAAATCTCGTGTTTACTTCACCGATAGCCTCTCCGACCGTTGACATGTCCTCCGGCATACTTCCGAAAACATTGTCCGCAGATGCGGTCAATCCCTCCAGTGCCTCTCCGGTTGCTCCGGTCTTTGTCACTATCGTGTCATATCCCTCGTCGAGTTCCTTGAACGCTGCGATTGATGCTGCTCCTATTGCAGCAATTCCCGCAGAAACGACGGACATTTTCTTTCCGAAACTCTCCATCTTTTGTCCTGCTTTGTCACAACCGCTTGCAAATTCATTCAGTTTATAATTTTTCAGTTCCTTGTTTACTTTTTCGAGTTCAGATTCCATCTCGACGAGTGATGTTTTTGATGCGTTCGTCTTTGTGGTCTGATTTGCAAGAGCAGTCTCCGTCTTTCCGATCGCTGTCTCGTTTGCCTTAAATTCCTGCTCCAGTTTGTCGAGTTCCTCTTTCAGTGCTTTTGACTGCTCTGAATTTGCTCCGGTCGCCTTTGTTGAATCCTCATAGGCTTTCTTTGCTGCCTCGACCTTTGTTTTCAATTCCTCCTGCTTTGTCTTTTGGTCTGAAAGTTTCTGTGTGAGTTTTGCTTGTTGCTCACTGTTTAATTGAACGATATTCTTTTGCAGAGTGATTTTTTGAGTGAGGCTCTCGGCTTTCGCCTTGAGTTGGTCTGCTGCCGAACCGAACGCTTTTGCTTGCGTCTGTGCCAGTTTGAACTCACTGGATAACACTTTCATCTGTGACGCAGCGGATTTCATTTGTGACTGATAATCAGACGAATTTGCTGAAATCTTCACGCTTGTATGTGCCATCGGTTCTCCTCCTCTCTGTGTTATGTGTTCTCGTTCACCGTTTCAAGTTCAAATTTCAGATATTTCAGCAGTTCAATGATATTTTCTTTCATGCACTGCCCGTATGATTCCCGCATGAGCCGAATCGCAATTTTTGTCACACGGTCAACGATTTCTCCGCATATCTTCCATGTGTTCTGTTCTTCCTGCTCCTCGTCCTCATACCCATTCTCACGGTCATATTCGTCGAACGCAGATGTCTCTCTTTCGATTGGCTCTGTCTCGACAATGTTCAGCAACGCATCGGAAACAATATCCTGCATGATGAAATGAATCCCCTTTGATGCTGTCAGAAATTCAATGACATCCACCTCACCCAGTTCATCGAGAGACATCCTGTTTCCGAATATCTCTTGAATAATTCTTTTGTTGAAAAACAGTGCATCCGTTATTTTGTCCGAACCGTTTTTCTCCATGAGTGCAGCATATTTCTTGTACTGCTCAACCGTTATGTTATTGATGAATACTTTTCCTGTGCTGCAAGTGATTGTTATTTCCGGAATCACTTGCCACTCTGAAAATTTTTCATCATCTTGTCCATTCTCTTGTTCATTTCCTCTGCGATTCCCATGTCAATCATGTTGAACTCGATGACGATTCCTGCTGCATCCAGTCCGCTCTCTGCGTCCTTTAACTCGTCAACCGTGAACTGATTTCCGTATGCTTTGCAGATGAACAACATCATCGCCTCAATTTCCTGTCGTGAGTATCTTTTTGACGCTCTCTCGGATGTCGCAGCGTCAATCTGTTCTGCAAGTTCGAGATATTCCATGTATGTGTCCGCAGACATTTTCTCCATTTTGAACTCTTTATGATTCACGATAATTTTTCTATTCATTGAATTATCCTCCTGTTATATCCTCTCTTGTTTTACGCTGCTGCGTCCGGTGCTTCCTGCACTTTTGAGAACCAGTCTTTGATTGCTGTTGCTGCATCCGTGTCCTCTGCTACAAGGTTGGATTCATCAACAGATACCTCATACAGATTGTCGATGCTACGCTCGTAGAAACTGCCCTTGATGCTCTTGGTTGTAGGTGACAGTTTTCCCTCTTTAGTGCTTGCCTCCTCGCTGATACCCTCTGCAAACTTTCCGACATAAAGCCACTTGAACTCATATTTCCCGTTGAGTTTTCTTTCTCTCCATCCGACAGCGACCTCCGGTGCTCTGTCGTCAGATGACTTTCTCAAGAATCCTTTCTCGTACAACTGCCCGAACAGAATCACTCTGTCCTGCGGTGCAAGAGCATTGATCTCCAGTTCGACATCTGTTCCCTCGTATGAGGTGATGACCTCCTCGGTGTTATCGTCGGAGTAGATTTTCTCACTTGTCCACTTTTCATCAATTTTCGCTTTGATTGCTCTCGCTAATTTCACCGGAGTTCCGGCTGTGTATGCTGTTGCAGTATTGCTCTGCACCAGTGCGATGTAGAAATCTTTCAGACCGCAAGTTCTACTCCTTACAATCTGCTGTGTGGTTTCATTTACCTGTGTTACTGTTTCGCTCATGATTTTTCCTCGCTTTCATAATATTTTGTGAATCGCTGTGCTTTCATATAGATTCCATCCTCCGGTTTTGAATCGTCTCCGTTTCTCCCCTCGAATGAGAACTCATTCTCTTTCATGAGAGACTTGATTTCCCTTGCCAGTTCCACCTCGTCCTCCTTTGAGAAAATGGTGACTTGCAAGGAAAGTGTCACTCCCTCCGCATCATCATCCGAAAAATTATCATCGGTTTCGCCCAAATCCCACAATGTCACATGACATTTGTTGAGGTCTTTGTCATACCACCCCTGCATCACGGTGATTCCTCTGTCCTCTATCGGCTTGAGTGCGTCTGATGCGTCTTTTATGATGTCCGGACTGCTGTCCATGCTTATCACCCCACTGTCCTGTCTAAATATGCTTGATATTCCTGTTCTGCTATCTTTTGCAGTTCTGCATCTGCCTCCCTGCCTGTTGCATATATGAACTCTTGTGGCGGTCTGTAAATCGTTCCCCAGTTAATAAAACGGACGTAGAAATGACCGCCCTCGTCCTGTGTGTTCTTTTCCCATCCGACATCTGCTGTCGCTCCCGTACCGTTCACCTTTACTTTCCCGATAGGGATTTCATCTGCTGCATGTGCGGACACTGATGATTTTGAACCGAACCCTCGCCCACTTTTTTTGATGTCCTTTGACTTTGGGATTTTTCCGGACATGATTCTCTGTACAACTGGTTCTCCTTTTTCAGCGATCGTTTTATTTACCTGTGCAATATCTTCATCCGATGCAGCACTTTCAAATGCTTTTACCAGTTCCTCCAGTCCTTTGAACTCAATGTCAATTTTCATGTCCTCACCTCCGTGTCAGAATGTGACACCTATGCAACCGCACGACATTTCACAAGCACCCATCCGTTATCTGTGAACATCGGTGATGCGTCATAGATGTCGAATCGTGTTCCGTCATACTCTGCATAGAACTCTTTCATTTTCTTTCTGACCTCTTTCATCCGCTTGCAATTCCGAACCTTGAAAACAATGGTGTTCTCAAGACCTGCTTGCAGTGCTGTGTATTTCTCATTTGTTCCCAAACTCTGAACATCGCACCAACACTCATAAAACACCTCTGTGGTCGGTTCTTTCCTGCCCTCCTTGATTTCTGTGGTCACTCTGATTATTTTCACCCGCCCGGTCATTCACTGCTCCCTCCATACTTTTCATTGAGTAGCATGGTTGAGACCGCATTTGTGAGTTGCTGTGTACCGTTCTGATACTTCTCCCTGTGGTCATACAATTCCTTGACGAAAGAATATACAAGCAATCTCTGACGGGCGGTCAAATTGTATGGGTCGAAATTCGGAATCAGTTCCATCAATTCCTCTGATGCAATCGCCTCAACCATAGTCTCGACAATGTCCTTGTCGTCGTCATAGTCGATGTGATTGTATTTCATGCAGTCCTCAACCAGTTTGTCTCTATACTCTTTCTTTTCCTCGTCCGTCATTTCATTCACCTGCTTTCAATCACAGGGCGGGTGTTCCCGCCCTGCTGCACTTCTTATCCCTGCACAACTTCCGTGATGTTGCCTTTGATGATTGCTTCATCATCAGCAGGCTGCACGTCGAAACGGTCACGAGCCTTGATTCCAGTCATGTCTTTCTCCCACAAACCTGCTGCCTTGTCGTTCATGTCGATGGTGATGACATTTCTGTCAAATAATGTGATAGCCTCTTTTAAGTCGCCCATATACACAGGATGCTTGTATGCGTACACCTTTGCATCGACTGTCGTTTCCTGCTCCTGTCCTTTGCAAGTTACAACATACTTTCCTTTCACGACTTTCCATGTTGTCACGTCGGACGTTGCTGATGCGTCGATTGCTGTGGTTGTTCCGTCGATTGCTAATTTGCTACCGGAGATTGTGAACACAGGTGAGTACACAGATTCAGATTTCACAGTCCTTTTTGACACCTTGACAATCGGATATTTACCGAACAACATCATCTGTGTCGGCTGTGTAGGATTCGGCTGCAAAATATACTTTCCGTCCTTATCCTTTAACTTGTCGAGATAGTTGTACCCGTTCTGATTTGTGACGACCATTGCTCCGGCTGCGATAGCAGGGTCAAGACCCACGTTGAACACGTCTTTGAGGCTGTCGATTGTGGAAATCACAACCTCTTTCCCCTTTGTCATCTCATCCGCAACCTTGAGAATCATCGCATTTCTTGTCGCCTTTGTTTTCTTGGCAATCCACTTGTTGATGTATGCCATGACATTTGATGCGGTGTCCTCAAACAGTTCTGCGGTGAATTTTAAGATGCCACCCTTTTTCTTGATTGCATACGCAATCTTTTTGAACTTCGGCTCATCCATGTCGGGAAAATCTGCCTCCTCGTCCACATTGTCAAACGGGGTGGAATCTGCATTGACCTCAATGTTTCTCGAACCGCTCTTTGTGGTTACGTTCTCAACATTGACATACTGCTCCAGATTATCCTCTGAACGTCTTAACTCGATGATGTCTGTTCTGATGTCCTCCGGAACGGTGACACCGATTCCCATTTCATCATCGTCTCCCTTTGTGGTGTCTGTGCTTAACGCATCCTTGTACACCTTGACATCTCCCTCGTCCGGTTCTCTCTTTAAGAATCCGCACTTGACGATATTGACGAACGCTTTCACGAGGTTTTTCTTGTCCGCTTTTTCACCGATGGTCTTTGCTGCTCCCGTCGCCACCTTGTCCTCGATCTCCTCGTGTTCCTCCTCGTCCAAATCAAACAGGAGGTCAAACTTTTCCTGTAACTCTTTGAGTTCATCTTTTGCTGTCCTTGCCTTGTCGAGTTTTCCATCTTTCACAAGGCTCTTGACCTCATTCTTTTTGTCGTTGATTGCTTTCAACAGTTTCTGCATTTCCTTGTTCATGAATCATGTCCTCTCTTTCTTAAAATCCATACATGTCGAGGTCTGCAAGAATTTCCTGCTTTTCTTCCTCGATTCTCTTTCTTTCTGCCTCTGCTGCTGCATTGCTCCGGTTCTCCAGTTCCGCAAGCACCGCATCGACAATGTCCTTTGTGGCTGTTCCTTTGATGCTCTCCGGAACATGGTTGTATTTTTCAAAATAATCTGATGCACACGCTGCGACTGCTGCCTTTTCATCAATCAAAACGTCGAAATACTCTGCCAGTTCTGCACCGCTGAACCACTTTTCTTTCGCCATGAAAGACTTGATTTTGTCTCTCGTCACACCCTCTTTCAAGTGTTCCTCGTAAACGTCGAGAATTGAATCCTCGCATAAATCAAGTTGTTTGATGACCTCTTTGAAATCGTCTGCGTTGCCCCATGCCATACATAATGGCTTGTGAATCATCGCCTGTGCTCCTGTCGCAAAATGCAGTTCATCACATGCGAACATGATGACAGATGCGATTGACGCAGCCATTCCATCAACATATCCGACTTTGTGTCCGGAGTATCGTTTCAACTGGTTATAGATTGCCAGTCCTGCGAATACATCACCGCCACCGGAATTGAAATAGATGTCGATGTCCTCATACCCATCCAACTGGTTGAGGAAATCTGCGATGTCCTGCGGGCATCTGTCCTCCTCGAACCACATGGATTCCCATGTTGCTGATACAATGTCACCGTAGAAATACAAGGAACATCTGCTCTGTTCCTCGTCCTGTTCCAAATCCAAATAGCCGACATTTTCAACTTTTCCGCTGCGTTTATTCTTTTTTGTGAAATCAAAACGTCTTTTCTTTGCCATGATTATTCACCTCCCTCCTGTTCTTCCTCGTCCTCTGCCTCGTCGGTTTCGTCCGGTTGTCCTGTTGTGTCCGGCTGCTCTGTGTCCGGCTCTGTTTCTTCCTCCGGTTGCTCCGGTTTTTCGGTCTCCTCTTGCTTGATTTGACCTTTCTGATATGCTGCTCCTGCCATTGTCAGCGGAACGATGCTGCCATTTGCAAGTAAAGTGTCGCCACCCTCTCCATCGGGGAGGTCAAGTTTGCGTCGTGCCTCATTCGGTTTCATGATTGAGCCACTGACACCGTTTTTCAGGTATTCCATTTGTGTCTTTGAATCTGTCCGGAAAAGAACTTTTTCATTGTATTTGTAATAAAAACCGTCATCCTGTTCCTCGTCCGTCAGCATTTTATAGTTGATTTCTTCCTCATACTGCTTGATGACGAACAGTTCTGTATCAACGTAAAAAGACAACTGCTGCAACTCACTGTTCGCATAGGACGACTTTGAATAGTCGTTGATTTGATTCGGTTTCACACCGAACGCTGCTGCGATCTGCAATGCAGTGTATTTTTTCAATTCAAAGAACTGTGAATCTGACAATTTGATGTCGAGTGGTGTCAGTTTCATCCCTAACGGTACGGGAATGATTTTCCCTGTGTTCCTCGCTCCGCTGCCAAAATCCTCGAACGACTTCACAAGTGCCTCTTTCGCTTTATCATTCAACTCTCCCGTATATTCAAGCGTCGCTTTTGCTGTCAGTCCGCTCTCATATAGGCTGTTCATATATCTCTGTGACGCTGATGCTCCGGAAATCGTGTCACGGAGAATCTGCTGAACTGGTAAACCTGTCACACCGTCAAAACTGAATGATGTTTTGAAGTGCATGACCTCACTCGTGTCAAATACATACTGACTTCCGGATGTCGGGTCTGTGTAGACATACCACAAGCGTCCTTTTCCTGCGAATATGCCTGCATCATCCACAACAATCTGAACACAATTCGACTGCATCACCCACAGGTCAAGAATTTTGACCTCTCCTCCGTATTTCTTCCGGATGAATTTCTTTCTCATGTACACATAAGCGTTCCCGTAGTGATTGCGGTTGATTTCCACTGTGTTCCAAAATACCGTCGGTGTCATGAACGGGTTCGGTCTCTTGGTCAGCAGTCTCGACGTGTCCGTCTGTTCTGCCTCAATGATTCCTTTGTCCGTTCTCTGATAATATTTGATAGGCATTTTCGCAAGAGTTTCCGACAGCATCTTGAGACATGTGAAATATGTCACCTCTGATGTTGTCTTTCTCCTCCTGCTCAAACCCATGCTCTCAAGGAATGACGGTGAGTTGAGCGTCATCACCCCGCCTGTCAGTTCCGTTGAATCACTGACCTCCGGTGCAGTTTCACCTTTCCACCAGTTCATCAAACTGTTTGCTATTTTTCTAAATGGGTTCATTCTTTCTCACCGCCTTTCCCCATGTATTTCTCATACATTTCAAGCCATTCATTCACAACCTCATTTGTGTCCGGCTTGTACTCCTCTTTCATTGCTGCTTTCCATGCGTCGATGATTGCGTCAATCGGGTCGATTCTGTCCTCGTCGAGTGCCTTGTCGATTTTGATTTCACCGTAACTGTTCGAGATAGTCTTTGCGTTTGCAATCGACCACGTCAGCAGTTCATCGAACGGAACAACCTTGCCTTTTCCGACTTCTGTTCCCTCAATCACGACGTTTCCTGCTTTTATCTCCAGTCTGAAATCAACTGTTGCGTCATTGAGTTCCTTTGCTGTCTGTGTAATTGCCACAGAATCGAATCCCAGTGCCTCAAGGTCTGACAGGAACGCAGATGCGTTGTGTGGGTCATAACACACAAGTTGAGGTTTCAAATCATTCTGTTTGATTAAATCCTCAAGGTACTTGATGATGTACTTGTAATCTGTCTTTATTCCTCCCAGTGTCTCCGTGACTGTCACGAGACCTTTTGAAATCCATACATCATACGGAACTTTGTCCGTCTTGATATGCTCGTCCACTCTGCTCGCAGGTATGAATGAGTGAGTATGCACAAAATACTTTTTCACACCGTCAACCATGTACGGGATGACGATTGCGATGGATGTCAAGTCGCCTCCGGACGACAGGTCAACTCCGACATAGCATTTTGAGCCTCTGAAATCCTTGAGCGTTCGCAATGCTGCACATCGTTTCCAGTCTTTAATGTCCTTGATGTACAGTGCGTTTGACCACTGCATCCACATGTTTAACTGCTTAACGAGGAAATCTCGCAAATCCTCCCCGCCCATATCACGGGCAGTATTCGCAACCGGAACGAGATTCTCCAGTGCATCCTCGTCATATTCGAGAATCGGGTTTGCTTTTATCCAGTTCTCCTTTTTGTATAGGTCATCCGCTGTGTCCAACTGTGCTATATACACGAACTGACTGTCGTTCTCAAACACACCTTTCAGCAGATTGCAGCAATACTCATATAACTTGTAGCAAGGCGATTTCAAATCGAACCCCGCTGTCGTTATGACGGAGATCAGTGCGGATTTTAATTTCTTGATGCCTCCCTCAAGCAGTTTGTACATCTGATTTGTCTTGTGAGCGTGGTATTCGTCAACGATTCCCAAATATGCACGGTGTCCGTCCAGTGACTTGGTATCTCCGGATAATGCCTTGATTTCCGAATGTGTACAGAGACAATCTATCGTGTGATTATGCTCATGCACCTTGAACCACTCCGACAAATCCTCGTCGGAATTGATGAATTTTACAATTTCATCAAAAACAATGTTCGCTTGGTCTTGTTTTGTCGCAGTACAAAAGATTTTTCCGTATTTGTACCCGTCAAAATTGCCATAGTAACACGCTAAAATACCATTGATGAACGACTTTCCGTTCTGTCTGCCTAACTGTACATAGGACGTTCTGAACCGTCTGTGACCCTTTTCTTTTGTCCTCCACCCATTCAGAGACCCTAAAATGAAACACTGGAACGGGTACGCTGTCACATTTTCCTGTTCGTCACCCTCTGCGATTGTCAATTCTTCCGCAAAATTGATGATTTCCTCGGACTTTTCAACGTCGAAATAATATTTGTATGGTGCTGCTTTCGCTTTTTCGAGGTCGTCAAGATGCCTTTGACATGCCAGTCTGACATATTCACCTGCAATGATGACACCTGCAACGACATCAAGAGCGTATTGTGTGCAACGGTCGGTCACTGTTGCCCCTGCTGCCATTTATGAACTCGCATACTTGGCGAATTTGTTCTCCGGTTTTGTTTCCTTTGCTTTCGGAACTACCAACCGACACCGACTGCTGACCGTCATGCAGTTAAAATCGTTGTAGTACACTGCTGCATTTGTGAAATCCATGTCCGGATACCACTTTTTCAATATCTCCGGAATGGAATCTCTGTCCTTGACCATCTTGTCAACGAATGAGCCTATTTTTTTATAACTGCCTCCCGCTGCCGGACGTTTAGAATGAACGACCTTGATTCGTGGGTCTCTCAATCCCTGCGAACTGTTCCATCTCTTTTCCGACGGAACACGGTTCTTTTCCTCGACGATATAATTCGCCATACCGGACAGACCGTTTTCGTCCGTCTGCAATCGGCGAACCTCATTCCTGCTTGACTGTTTCCAACAGGATTCAACCGTCTCCATGTCTAACGCTCCATCCATGACAATGTGATGATGCCATCTGATTTCCGCATCCGGATTGTATGCGGTCACATAGACATATTTCGCATTCGGGAGACCTCTCTTTTTCCTCTGATAGTTGATGCGTCGGATGTACTTTTGCACATTCTTGATTGCTGCATCCACATCCCCGTCCGGCGGGAGATGCTCGTCATCATAGGTCAATGTCATCCAAATATCACGGTCACTGAAATTCTCATTGATTAGCCTCTCAACATATTTCCGTGCATTCTTATCATTCAGATTCTTTTGAGCCTTGTTGTTGTCTTTCTTGATTGTTCTCCCCTCCGGAGGTACTTCATCCATGCTCCGGAACTGCGGATATATCTCAATTTCAAACTGGTCTCCTGCTGTTATCTCTTTCAGTGCATATATAACTTTCTTTCGATGTTGGAACAGGTTCTCAATGAACCACTCATGCATGTCCTCCATCGCTTTGTTATATGCTGCCTCATAATCATACGGGATATATTGCATCCCTCTTTTTCTTGCCATCTGACACAATCCTCCTGTTATGTTTTCGTAGACTTGTTATTATCTATTACAAGGACGATAAAAGTTCCGAAAACCCTTGATTTTATAGACCTTTTCGGTCTCTTTTCAAGTTGCTTTTTTGTGTCAGATTTGCTATAATATTTCTATCAGTTAGCGACTGACACAATCAGTCGATACAAGGACGACCACTGCAATGGTTGTCCTTTTTCTTTGTTCTCATGCTCCTGCTATGTACTGCCCCGCCATTATGACGGGGCGTTTTCATTAAACGGCTGCAACCGCCTCTTTCTGTTCCCATCTGCGACGCTCCTCTGCTTTTCCCGCTGCCTTACCCTCGGCATACGCAGACATCACCATAATGGTCATTGACTTCCCCTCAAGGTCGTCGATGTTCATGAATTTTTCTGCCATGCTCTCAATCACTGCCTTTTTCTCGTTTCTCGTCATTTTTCAACACCTCCTCGGATTCGCTCAATCTCTTTTTCTATGTTCTTTCCGGAATAATCTGCAAGCAGTTTTTCCGAAATGTGATACGTCCAAATTGAGGACATCTGCACCGCCGTTCCAATCGGGAGTTTTCCCTGTTGCATTGCTACCCTCACGAATTGCGGTGACACATTGAGGATTGCTGCTGCCTCTGTCGGCAATATTCGTCCTATATTCATCTTGTTTCCTCCTGTTGGTGGTTCTCTCGGTCTTTTCATCCCGTCCACCTCTTTTCCGGCAATGTACACCGTGTTGATGCTTTTCACATTAAAAATCATCGAAAACCTGTTGACCATCCACGCACTTTCTAGCAGGTGCGACCGCTGCCATGTTTCCCACGGTATCGCTGCCCGATGCCTTTCGGCTTGCCATCGTCAGAGTGTCGGTTGCCGTCCGGACACTGACGGGGCGACTGTTGCCCCGTTTCGGCTTTTATTCGTTCACTATGTTCTGTATTCCTGCCATTGCCAACGCAAGAGTTGTCTTTCCTCCGTTTGCCTCTTTTCCTCTCCTCATTAACGCACTGTGTATTTCAGATGGGAGATTCTTTGTTCCTGTCAAAACTGCGATGCATTCGTCATATTCGAGAATTTCTATCAACTCAAGAGCCTCTTTTACTGTGTTTAATTTGTCTATCGATTTGTTTACTAAGCCCTGTCGTGTCATTGTTTTGTACCTCCTGTTTTCTTTGCTCTGCAATCATAATACTTTACTGTGCAAAGATTGTCAACTCTTTTTTATTATTTTTCTTTACTCTGCAAAGTTTTTGTGTTATATTCGTCTCACAGGAGGTGAATAACTCATGAATGAAAGATTGAAATTATTGAGAAAAACTTTGAAATTGTCTCAAGATGCTTTCGCAGAACGAATCGGAATGAAAGGGAGTTCTATTTCTCTATTAGAGAGTGGCGGTCGTAATATCACCGAACAGGTTATCAAATCAATCTGCCGTGAATTTAATGTTGATTATATATGGTTGACTACTGGTGACGGTGAGATGTTCGTTGATACTGACGATGATTTCATCGAAAGAATTGACCGCATCATGGTAGGTGAGGACGATGCCCGCAAGAATCTTTTCAAGGCACTACTTGAGGCAAGCGACGAGGACATCGCAGCATTTCAAAGAATCATAGATTTATTTGCATCAAAAAAAGACTGACAGTCTTTCAACTGCCAGTCTCATGGGTGTAGAGATACAACACGAATTTGTATATCCTCTTGAGGATGCGTTCGCTGTGTATCTTTCCGACTATTTCGACAATAGCCTCTTTGTAATTCAAGGGAGACACCACCCCCCTTTCCGAATTGCATTGTATCATATATTTCCATGATTGTGGAAATATCGAGGTTGATTTCCATAATCATGGAAATCGTTCCTCCTGCTGCCGGAATCCCGCTGCATTATGGTACAATTATTTGTATTCGGATTCAAACAGGTCGGTGATGTTCACGCCTAATGCAATCGCTATCATTTCAAGTTGAAACAATGTCGGTGACACCTTACCATTTTCGATGTTGTTTATCGTAGATTTTCCGATTCCGGATTTCTTCGATAACTCCATCAATGTGAACCCTTTTGAGGTTCTCACTTCCCACACAAGGATTTTCATTCTGCTCACCTCCTCTCTTGAGGAAAGTTTACAGAATGTTGATTTTATAAAGAAACGGAGGTGTGTTCATGAAATACGGTGTCAGAAAACCAAACATCAAGAAAAGCATTAAGGCAAGAACAACAGGAAAAGTCAAACGGCAGGTCAAAAAGGCGGTCAATCCCCTTTATGGTAAAAAGGGAATGGGAATCGTCAACGACCCGAAAAAGGCAGCATACAACGCAGTGTATAACAGAACTACCGTCGGCGTGTCCGACATTGCAAAAGAATTGACGGCTGCAAACGGAAATCCTGCTGCATCCAGTTCAACAAATGCACCGCAGAAAAAGGAATACTCTGCAAATACATACAGTGTTTGCGGAATCCTCATGATTGTTCTCGGTGCTGTCCTTGCACTTTTAGGATTGATTCTATTGCTTGCTGTTCCGGTTGCCGGAATAATTGCTGTTGTGGTCGGTGTCGCATGTGTCGTCATTGGTCGCAAGTATAGAAAAGTCGCAAAAGAACGCCGTGCAAATGAATAATGCACAACAAAAAAGACGACCCACGCTGCAACGTGAATCGCCTTTGTGAAACCTCCGTCTCATGCTCCTGCAAAAAGCACCGACAGAATGTTCCTGCAAACACCATTCTATCATAAAACCGTGCTTTTTGCATTGGTTTTATTTTTTATACTCTTTTTTAGGATGGTGATTTTATGAAACTACCGAACGGATTCGGAACGGTTTACAAATTATCGGGAAATCGCCGGAATCCTTATGTCGCCAAAAAGACAAAAGGATGGGAAAACGACCCGAAAACAGGTAAATCAAAACAATTATATACGGTCGTCGGATATTACCCGACCCGCAAAGAGGCATTGACCGCACTTGCGGAGTTCAATGCAAATCCTTATGATGTGAATGCTGCAAAGGTTACATTCGAGGATGTATATGAGCGATGGTCTGATGAACATTTTCCGACTGTCAGTGATTCCAACGTCAAAGGCTACCGTGCAGCATGGGCGTTATGTGATAAACTTGCACGGATGCGTTTTGTTGATGTAAAACTCGACCACCTGCAAATGGTCGTTGATGAATCCGGCAAAAATTATCCTACACTCCGGAAATTAAAAATATTATTCGGTCTGATGTACAAATACGCTGTGATTCATGAGATTATTCCAAAAGAGCGAAACCTTGTCGAATACCTCGACATTAAAAAGGCGGGCAATCCCAACGCATACAACCGTGAACCGTTCTCAAAAACAGAAGTTGCGAAATTATGGGATGTCAAGGATTCAAATATATATTATACTGTCATCCTCATGTTGATATATACCGGATGCAGAATCGGCGAACTCCTCGACCTCAAGAAAGAAAATGTGAACCTTGAGGAAAGATATTTCAAGATTGTCGCCTCGAAAACTGCTGCCGGAATCCGTACTGCTCCAATCTCCGAAAAGGTTTATCCGTTCTTTGAATACTGGTACAACCTCAATGATTGTGAATATCTCCTCTCTACTCCGGAGGGTGAACATTTCAAATACCGGAATTATTATGATTCGTACTGGTCGCCACTTATTGAGACCCTCGGAATGAAACACCGCCCTCACGATACCCGTCACACATGCATTTCCATGTTGACGGTTGCCGGAGTGTCAGACAAGGTCATCAAGAAAATTGTCGGTCATAAAGGGCAGGGTGTGACAGAGGTCGTATATACACATTTTGAAATTGAGGAACTGATTGACGCTATCAACAAAATATAGAGGTGTGCCATGAATAGAACTGAATACAAAAACAATTTCGGGCGTGAGCATTACGAACGAATCAATCTCGTTGTACCTAAAGGCATGAAAGACATCATCAAGGCTCTTGCATCCAGTAAAGGGATGTCGGTCAATGCGTACATGCAAGACCTTGTCAGAAAAGACCAATGCGGTTTATTTGATACAATGCAGATTGCAGAAAAGAACAGAGAAATGATTTCCGGAATCACCGGAAACATGCACGACGGATATGACATCATTTTCAAGGACGGTCATTCCTGCCATTGCCGGACGAAAAAAGATGTCCGGTCATGTATCATTGAATACTGCAACGAAAAGGGCGATTGATTCGTCCTTTTTTATTGCAAAATGTGTCTTACATAAGACTTTCAATGTCTTACACAAGACAAGGTTTTCCGTGTTAGTTACCTGTTAGTTATTTGTTAGTTACCGTTGAAATTTCGTGTGTTTTTGTGGTGTCTGATAGATTTATCGGAATATAAAGAAATCCCCGAAAACTCGATGTTTTCGGGGAAATTTGCTCTTTTGTGATATTCGCTTGAATTATCTCTTTGAGAACTGCGGTGCACGACGAGCAGATTTGAGACCGTATTTTTTACGCTCTTTCATTCTCGGGTCACGTGTTAAGTATCCAGCTTTCTTCAGAACTGGTCTGTAGTCAGCGTCTACTGTAAGTAATGCACGTGCGATACCATGTCTGATAGCACCAGCCTGTCCTGTGTAACCGCCACCTTTAACGTTTACCAGTACATCAAATTTGTCAACGTTCTCTGTAGCTACTAACGGCTGACGAACGATAACTTTTAATGTCTCAAGACCAAGATACTCATCGATATCTCTTTTATTGATTGTAATTTTACCTGTACCCGGTACAAGGTAAACTCTTGCGATAGATTTTTTTCTTCTTCCTGTTCCGTAATATTTAGTATTAGCCATGATTATTTACCTCCTTCACCGATTAAAATGTCAGAACTTCTGGTTTCTGAGCTGCATGTTTGTGATCCGGTCCAGCGTATACAAATAATTTTTTATACATCTGACGTCCAAGAGGTCCTTTCGGAAGCATGCCTTTAACAGCGAACTCTACAACTCTTTCCGGATGTTTAGCCAGCATCTCTTTTAATGTAGTCTCTTTCATTCCGCCTACATAATCAGAGTGATGATAGTAAATCTTCTGATCTAATTTTCTACCTGTTACTTTAACTTTCTCTGCATTTACAACGATTACATAATCACCTGTATCGATGTGCGGTGTAAAGATAGCTTTGTTTTTACCTCTTAAAATCTTAGCGATTTCAGAAGATAAACGTCCTAATGTATATCCTGTAGCATCAACTACATACCATTTTCTTTCAACTTTGTCCGGGTTGG